GACGCAGTTTTAGCAGAACCATTGTTATTAATATTTCTATTGGAGTTAAAAGCAGTCTCTCTGTTTGATTTGATAGATTTCGGTTTTGACAAAATGTTTGTATTATTACGAGTCATCTTTTCCAACTTTGATTCAATGTTTTTGAGTTTGTGTAAAATCATATTCAGTTTAGAATTGGGGTCTTGGTGTAAGCGTTCGCGATTAGTATTCATATTCCTACGCGTGTTGTTATTTACGCCAGGTCTTTTTTTACAAGACCTATTATTCCAGTAGCACTTAGGGTCATGTCCACAAAAGGGATGTTTTGTCTTACGACGAGACGAGCACGCAACCATTATATATAATACTTACATTATTTATTCTTGCGTATTATATTTAACAATTTGAAAATATATATTTACGAAATAATATCATCAATGTCCATGTAATGACATTTGTCATCATGTAAACAATTATCAACTATCAAGTCCGACGCAATATACTTTTTAAGAACGTTATGTTCATATTGATCTTCTGGAATATGTTTATGAACAATCCTGGATATCATTTTGTACAACTTGAATCCAGGATATTTATCATCGCCATTTTGTTTGTATAGTACATTTTCACCGTTATCGTCGTATAGCCACGAGAAAATAAGATCATATATCGGGGCAATATTTCGATATTCATCAATATTGTTGATATCGTCGCATACAAAATCAAAAATGCTACAAGCAAGACGACATAGGTCAAAACTCATGTTTGGTTCTACTAACGGTTTCTTTTCATTATAATACGGGTTATAATTATATTGTGTATGAGCTGTTCCATTTCTGGAAAAACTATCACTACATAGAGAATGTCCGTTGTAATCATAAATGGCGCGACCAAAATCAATTATTTTGTATATTTTACCATAGGTTGGTATTTTGTATATTTTATCTTTTATTTTGTAAATCAAATACTCCTTGTCTGTTTCACAATACATGATATTGTTTGTGTGTAAGTCGTTGTGAGTAAAGTTATATTTTTTTTGATATACGTAAAGTGTTGTGATAATTTGAAAAATAGCACTCTCTATTTCTTCCATTTTGATTTCTCCTCCATCCAATAGTTCATCCAGTGTATTTGTACACTTTTCAATAACAACTACTTGTGTTGGAAATTTGTTTAGTAATAAATAAATTTTGTCTTCTTCTTCGCTGTCTTCTTCGCTATCTTCTTGACTATCTTCTTCTTCGCTATCTTCTTCTTCGCTATATTCCTCACTATCTTCGCTATCTTCTTCTTCGCTATCTTCTTCTTTGCTATATTCTTCGCTATCTTCTTCTTCGCTATCTTCTTCTTCGCTATATTCCTCACTATCTTCGTCACTATCTTCGTCATTATTAGTCAACGTGTCATTTGTATCATATTGATACTTCAATGCCAACCCATCGTCATTTTCTAAATCATCAATCAAAAATTCATTTACACTCGTTAATGAGTGAGATACTCCTGAGCTGTCCACCGGTGTTTCTTCCACAATAGATTCAAACTCCAAATCTAAATCGTTGGTTTCTTCAATGAGCAAAGTCTCCTTTTTATTTTGCTGAAAGATATCGTTTGCCTCATTGTCTTCAAACCGAAATTTTTTCCCTAAATTTTGTGTAAAAAAGTTGGATTCGCATAAATATTCTAAATCGTCTGACACATTTATTTTACAATTTTTTTTCTGACAAATAAACATATCATAGCATTCAATACCGTGGAAAAACTGTTTGTCGGTTTTCAATATTCCACTGATGTAATAAAATAAACTATCTACATAAGCATAGTTATTTTTGTCATGGATATATTTTTGATATTTACTATTGGCATTTTTTTCTTCAACACCAGGCAATATTGTTAAATCTTCGTTTTTGTATTTTCCAGTCAAATATCTCAGAGAGTCAACCAGTGTGATATATTTGAAAAATACTTCCCTATCATTATCGTCCTTGTCTTTTATTTCGAAACAGTTTTCATCACTTTTACTTTTGTAATGCCTAACTCTTTTTTGAATTTCAATATTCAAAAATTCTTCTACCGGCGCTTTTGCTTTAACAATTTCCTCAAATTCATTATTTGAAAGATTGTTTAAATTATCGTATAATAATTCTTGTTTTAGCATCGCACATTAATTTTTATTATTGATATAATATTTTTAATATTTTTAAACTTATTAATAATAACATCTTCATGTGATTTGCGTTCGTAATATTCCGAGGTTTAAATTTGTTTTCAATATATAAACAATGACACTAGAACTTAAGAAATTTAGTATGAGTCACATCACATTCAAAAAAGACGAAAATAAAGGTCCCGTCGTTGTCTTAATTGGTAGAAGAGATACGGGAAAGAGTTTCTTGGTTCGTGATTTATTATTCCATCATCGAGATATTCCGTTGGGCACTGTTATTTCGGGTACAGAAGCCGGCAACGGTTTTTATAGCGATCACGTTCCCAAACTGTTTATTCACGATGAATATAGTTCCTCTATTATTGCCAATATTTTGAAAAGACAAAAGGTTGTATTGAAACAAGTAAACAAACAACTTGCCACGTACAAAAAGTGTAATATTGATCCGAGAGCGTTTGTTATTTTGGATGACTGTCTATATGATAATTCGTGGTCAAAAGACAAATTAATGCGTTTACTATTCATGAATGGAAGACATTGGAAGATTATGCTTATCATTACTATGCAATATCCGTTGGGTATCCCACCAACATTGAGAACCAATATTGACTATGTCTTTATTTTGCGCGAACCATACATTGCCAATCGTAAGCGTATCTACGAAAACTTCGCGGGTATGTTCCCGACATTCGAGTCTTTTTGTCAAGTAATGGACCAATGTACTGAAAATTATGAGTGTTTAGTGATTAATAATAATGCGAAATCAAACAAATTGCAAGATCAAATCTTTTGGTACAAAGCGCAAGCACAAAAAGATTTCAGATTAGGATCAAAAGAATTTTGGGAATTGTCTAAAAATATTGGTTCGGACGACGAAGAAGAAACATACGACCCTCAGTCTTACGTGAAGCGCAGTAGTGGTCCACGAATTAACGTGAAAAAAAATAAATGGTGACACGTTTCGTCACCGAGCAAGATTCTTCACACGGTAGTCATAACAAATAGGTAATCAAAGCTCTCACATCGTTTCCTCTTTTAATAGCAAAATCATTTAAAGTCAAGTCGCGTATTACTATACAATGAATATCGTAAATCTCATCGAAACCAACCCAATCACCAAGTTCTCTGGCAATTACCAATCGCGATTGGTAGGGAAACTGAGGTATTCCTTCACTGAAACGCAACAACAGGTATTCCTCGCCAACTTTTACTGTTACTTGAACTGTTGTAATACAGATTTTGTGGTTGACCTAGACGATGTATGGAAGTGGATGGGATTTCATGATAAAGCAAAGGCAAGAAGGCTTCTTGACAAACAGTTTATTGTTGAGAAGGATTACATTAAAACCGCTTGCCCTGCAGGGCAAGCGGTTTCGTCCAACGGCGGACAGAATCGACAGGTATTCAAAATGACCGTCCCCGCCTTCAAACGATTCTGTCTCAAAGCGGGAACATCCAAGGCAGACGAAATCCACGAATACTACATCAAGTTGGAGGAGGTCATCCAGGAAACCATCTGCGAAGAGAGCATGGAACTCCAGAACCAACTCAAACTAGCGCAAGAAACTGCCGAACAAGAGAAGCAGAAAAAACGCCAAGCCGTGGAAAAAGCAATCATCGACCAATTCCCCAAGAATACCGAGTGCGTCTACTTCGGCACGATCGACAACACGGAGGGCGGCGAGACCCTCCTCAAATTCGGACAAACGAACGATTTGCGGTCGCGCGTTTATAACCACCACAGCAAGTTCGCGAATTTCGTTTTGGTGAACGCATTCAAGGTCCAGAACAAGGTCGAGATCGAGAACCTGATCAAGCAGCACCCCAAGGTGAAGAAACAGTTGCGCCAGATTAAAGTTGATGGGAGTACGTACAAGGAGATCATTGCGTACAATGCGACCTTCACGTCAGATAAACTGACGTATTACATAAAATCGGTGATTGAGAGCAAGCGGTACAGTGTAGACAATTACAACAAATTGTTGAAACGGAACGATATGTTGGAGGAGGACTTGGCGGCACTTAATGTTGCAAACATGGAATACCAGGCGACGAACGGGGTGTTGGTATGCGAGATAGCAGAGCTGAAACGCAAGGTCGGTGAGCAGGAGATCCAAATCAACAAACTGATGGCGGATTGCGATTACCAGCAACAGCAGCCGGTGAGCGAAGAGACGAAACGTTTTGACGAATTCATCAGTGCGTGTTGTATCGTCCGTCCTGATGTAGAGGAGTCGAGCGGTATGATGGAGGGTCAGTTTCGCATATGGAACGGAGTCAAACCAACGAAACAAATCTTCCACCAGTTCAAACAATATTTGGATACGCGTTTCCGTCCTAAACGGTTAGAACAGCAAGATAAGAATCAGGTGGTCTACGGGTACGCAGGGGTGAAATTACAAGTAGTCGAGTACAAACGGAGTCGGGGGGTGCAGTGCGACGCGGAGACCTTCGTATTCGGAGTATGCCGGTTCACGCCACAGGGCAAGGTATTGAATTCCGAGTTATTGGCGAATTACAAGCGATGGAAGAAGAAACTGGGGAAAGATGTGTCGGGCGATAAAAAAGAGATGGATGAGCTGAAGGAGTATTTGAACGCGTCTCCGTATGCCCAAAAGGCAACCGTTTGGAAGAATGGTGCGACGAACGAAGGGTATTATGGATTGTCACTCCGCGAGGAGGACGTGTACCAACATAAATTAACATCAAGTACCGGAAAACGGGTGAATAAAGTGTGTTTGAAAACCAACCAATGTTTGAATATGTGGGAAACGATTGTCAAGGCGGCGTCTTCAGAGAATATGTCTGCGGCGAAGATGAGTAGAAGCATTAAAAATAAGACGGTTTTCAACGACGATTATTTCTTTTCCTTTTGATATCATGCTTCAAACCGGGTTCTAAAGTGTTCTAAGCCTTATATTTGAAAACATCAACTGTATGCTTGGATGAACCGACCTCCCACGGTTTAACTTGTTCAATGTGATTAGAATGTTGGCAGTAATATAATACTTTTCTACTTTTAATATTGAGTTTCCTCTTTAGATAATTCACCGACAACTTTTTGGCATTGTGTTCCTTCAAATATTCACGTACAATATTGTTATCTAATTCAACGATTTTATTTTCTCGGTTTGACTTTTTGCCACGTTTTACTTTCATAGTTTTAGTTATTTATAATAATTTTCTCTTTATTTAATATTTAAAACATATTTAGTTATATTAAATAAAGATCATGGCGCCAAAAAAAGACAAAAACGGGTTGATTATATTCAAAGATTATCCGGAGTTCACTCCAAATCTGACACCACAAGAAATATTTCAAACGGGGAGTTTTGGCGGGACTTATTGGCGACCAATTTACTCAACTATATTGAAGAAAAAAATCAATAACCAGCATAAAAAATATCCAAAGAGTTGGTGGAAAAATCTTCCAGAACATTGGTTAACTTCTGGATGGGACGATTACGACAAAACAATAAATAAATATAATGTGAAAGTCGGTACAACATTAGAATATTGGGAAGAAAAAAAATGGATCAATGAAACGCACCCATATGGGTGGACGCAATGGTATTGTGATTTTTATTCTGGAAAACGGAGCGATGACGATGAACGACAAATCAAACGGTGGATGAATACCGCGGGACCTAAAAGTAGATTCCGTAGAAATTTAATCAATCAGATTCATAAAAAAAAGACAAAATACGATGACTATGAAGTAAGTCCAAAAATAAGACAAACATTACAACATTGGGGATATCAACTT